ATATCAGTATAAAAAGCGTTATGCACGCCCCCTGTAGTGGCGGTAAATAACGAATATATGGCATTGGTTAGGTTTTTCATCCGTTCTTAATAATTTTCAGGACATCGCCCTTTTTGTTTTCCATGGCCGGCTGTAAAAACGGTGTGTGACTACCGGGAATATCTTTTGTATATTTTGTCCCAAACTCAACAAACCTCGCATAAAAGACTTTTTTATTGCCGGCTATAATTCGCACTGACTTGGTTTTTTTTCTGAAAGAATAACGGATACTTTTTTTAAGCGATCCGGGCGTTCGGCTTTGCCAGTATTGACCGCCTTCACGCGCCAGCGTGCCCACGGGACAGAGCCGTTTCGCCTCGTTTCTTACTACCTTACCGGCTTTTTTTAGATTCTCCTGCGCATTATTGCTTACTTCTTTTAATACTTCCTGAGTTCGCCATTTCTCGCGCATTAATCAATAAACCTTTCTCTTAAATCAAGTATGGTTACACCGACAATTTCTTTAGAATCAATATCCCTTCTTATTACAATACCAGCGACAACTTCTTCTCCAACTGCTTCCCTCGGAGGATCAAAAAAAGAAACATAAAGCACGTCCGCACCTTTATCGTATGAAATATATTTCTCTGGATTCATCAAACAACCTCTTCACACATCAAATCAAGATAGATATTCCGCTCATTCGGATTGATTATGGATTGGATATTGTAAGTTTTATTGCCGAAAACGATGCGCCAGCTTGGTTTCAGGCCCCGCCTGTAACGCATCCTAATACGATTCGTTATACTCATTTCAAGCTGTTGGGCCTGGAGGCGCTCCGCACCCCTCAACGGCCAAATAGCGGCCCACACGGTGTCCCAATCATTCCAGGTTACGGTTGAGCCTCCCATATCGTCTGTTACTTTTGTGGGGTATTGGATTGTTATTTTATGTCTAAGGCTACCGCTGCGCATTGTTGCTTACCATTTTTCAAAAGTCGTCTTAATGCGTTCGCAAACAATTTTCACTTCTTCTGTTCTTTGACCTTCCAATTTAATCGGTAATGTTGGTCCCTCAATTAAACAAGTAATCTCATTGTTCAGCTTGTCATACATATCATAATTGATATCTATAATATGGTGGTCTTCGGGGAATTTTAATAGGTCCTCAAGCAAAACAATAGATATCTTGGCTATCCCCATATTCCTTTCATTTGCCACGTTAATCTCCTCTTTTAAATGTCATCATGTCGATCTTGGTAACACTCTTCACACCACCACTCCTCGGTATTTTCTTCATCCTCGCAAAGATCTGGTAATTCCTCACAAAAGGGATCTACATCTTTTATTGTCGCCTTCTTACCACACAAATGACATCGCATTTTATACCTCCTCAAAAACTCAACAATCTGTAGGGCCACAGAAGATGTTCAACCGCAAAGGGCACTTCATCAATGGCCTGCCCCACCACGGTTATTTCCCGGTTTTCGTAAAGGTGCGCGGCCAGCATTTTTATCGCTGTCCTGATGGCCTGCGGCACATCGCTCGCCGCATTTCCGTAACCACATGTAAACTGCACATATATCGGGTTTTTCGGTGATAAAGTGGTGGACGGCCAGGACTCGCCATAACCCAGCACTACGCGGCCAAGTATGGAATCGGTATCCACGAGATAATAAGTAGAGGTAAACTCCGTTTCATCTTCATCGCTGTCTTTATATTTCACGCTGTCAACGCTTTGTAACTTTCCCAGCGGTAATTCGATGTAGTTTCCATCCGGCCAATCGTCAAAAAACATTTTCCATGTTTGAGTTATCAATGCCCGCCGCGTAAAATCTTCTACATGTTGTCGGGCCGCTGTGATAAGCGCCGAAAGCAGGCTATCCTCTACCGTCTCAGGTGTCCGTTTCACAACCGTAACGGCAAAATCGCAGGCCGCCCCAGCCACGGTTGCCACGACTCGAATATAGCGCTTTACGCCCGTGTATGCTTTTTCCTGTATCGCGTTATCGTTGGCTACTGTGACCTGAGTAAAGGCGCCGCCCGTCCAGTCCGTATAAGTTATATTGGCATCTGATTCCTGGATTTTGACATCAACCGTCCCACCCGCGCCGTTAGTGCCTGAATTGAGAATAACCAGCGCATCATATCCTGCCACTTCAATAGCCGTACCCTGGAGGCTGTAAGCCGCTGCAGGCGCGTGGTTATCAGGCACAATAGATTGATGCTCACTCACTTGAGTTGCAAAAGTTACTGAATCCAGGCGAAGATGGAGTTTAATTTCCGCGAGGCTCACCGGCTCAATCGCCGGGGCCACAATCAATCCACCGCCCGCGATACTACCTACTGCTGTGCCTGTTCCCGTTCCGCCCATTATGGCACTGTCTCCTCATCAGGATTAGTAAAATTGTATCCGGCTCTTTTCGACCATATATAATAAGTGCCTGTGTCTAAATAAAATGTAACTACGCCCAATGCGTTCGTCGTCCCGGACGCTATGATGTTAGCCCCGGCAGAGTCCGTACTGACCCACACCTCCGCGCCATCTATCGGCGCACCCGTGTCTACATCGGTCAAGGTATATGTCCATTCATTTGCACCGGCCCCAGCTTCGGCGGGGCTGACTCGAAAAGCATAAGCTATTCCGCCGGTGTCGCTATCTACCGTTGCAGTAATGTAAACTGTATAACTTTTGTTAGCTTCAAATCCATTAGCTGTTGTGCAGGCAATTAATTCAGTATAAAACCCGGTTGTGTTTACATCATCCAGTTTTGCCATGTTTCCGGTGAGTATAGGTACTGCGGTTTCATCCTCATAAATTCGATAAGCCGGCACGGCATCAGCATCGGTCAACACACCAGTATCCGGGTCATGGGTGCAAATACTAAAGACGAGATTTTGTCCTATTGCTACATCACTTTGACAACCCATGGTTTTTTATCCTTTATCGGCTTTCCATTCGCCGCAGAATTCATCTCCATCCATAATGGGCTGCACGCCATAAAATAAATTTTCTATTTTAATAGCGCCGGGCTTATGCTTGCGGCATATCCCGGGATTAACTTTACAAAGATGATCCTTGATAGTCTTTACTAAGGGATGCTTATTATCCCACCACATACAAGTCTTGCACCTAAGATGAACCATGCCTGCCTATTCCCATTGTATCCCAGTCGTCTTTTATTGTTTCAACCGGGATTATTCCCGCATAATTAAACAAATCTGCCATGCCGTCTGGTAAATATCTATAAGTGTCCATGGGAAATCTATGTTCTTTAGCCGAATGAGGCGCTATCACGCAAATATAGTCCAAAAAATATTTTGCCCAGAGTTTCATCCATTCCCATGGTCGTTTAACATGCTCAAGGGTTTGACCACTAATAACAATATCGTAAACGCGTAGTATGTTCTCGTAGCCAACAATGTCAACGTTCAGACCGGGCTCAATATCCATTCCCGTATATACATACCGAGGAGGTTTAAATATACGGCGATATGTATTGTGTGCTCTGTGAACCCGCCTTGCACCAATATCTAAGACACTTATTTCGGCACTTGGAATCTTGTCAGCAAATTCAACCTTGAATTTCTGCATCAATTTCATACTCTCAGAATGCATCGTATCTCTTATTCTTTGACCCAAAAAAAAGTAGCCGTTTTTTCATCCGTCAGCCACCACTCTCTGATATTATGAGCCCGCGTGTAAGCATCAACTGCGTCTACTATCCCCGCGTTACGGAACCGATAATAATCATGGCCGGACACAATTCCACCCGGCCGGACACGCTTTGACCATTCAATCAAATCTTGCATTATGAAATCAAACGTATGATTACCGTCGATAAAAACAAAATCCAACGAATTGTTAGGAATACCTGCTACTGCATCCATGCTAAACTTCCGAATCAACTCAACATTGAATGATTGAAGCGTTTTTTTTGCCCGTTTATGGATTTTATTTGCTTTATCTTGAGACATCTTGGGCGATCCAAGTTCATCGTATTCTTTCCAGGGATCCACGCATAAAAGATGCAGGATAGGATTGCATTGGCAAAGAACTTTTGAAAAATCGCCTCTTTTAACGCCGATTTCAGCACCTTCTTTATATCCCAATTCTGCGAACAGACCGGCTAAAATATTTCTATTTAATCTCGGCACTCGGATAGGGCTGACTTGCGGCAATATTTTTGCCCATTTTTTTTTGAAAAAGTCGCCGGGGATTGGTACATCTATTTTCCGGATTAATTGCGGCCTTGTAACATCATTTTCCAATTTATAGCCGACTTTTGACTGAAAATGGGAAGGACTACCCCAGCCCGGCAAATTATAAACGCCTGTTATGTTGCCTTGTAGCCATCCAAGGCGGCGGCCCTTGTCCATCGTCAGGTTATCTCCGTGACGGATGTCCACATTGGGGCGCTCAGATTTGAAGTTGTAAAATGGAATTTCAAGTTTTGTGGGACCCTCTTTCCATTTTTCAAGCCGCTCCTCGCAATGGTTTATTAATAGTTCCCTGTGTGATACACATTGGCTCTGACATGTTTTCCCGTTACCATGTAGAAACGATGACATACCAAGAGCATAATGGTATCGGTTTTCATTGAAATATGCGTGATCGGAATCCTTCGGCAAAAAGGCGAAATGGCTTGGATGATAAAATACATCGTGTTCGCACAGATATATGATTGATTCGGGCGGAGCCGCCTTCAAGCCTGTCAATATCTGCTCATAAGCCGATTGATAAGTATTCGGCTTTTCCCCAACGCAGATATTTTCTCCAAAATGGCTTAGCGGCTGTTGAGACACGCTAATAATAGGTATAGGGCCGGCGCATTTTTTTATTTGCTTTCGGACTTGTCTTGCTAATGTCTCCTCTAATTGACTGTCCGTATAATAAACGATAACCCTAGGGGCCGCATATCCATCAGCCAAAAAAGCCTCCCATTGGCTGACCGGGGCAAACTTTTCTATTAACCACTTGAATGGTCTGACTTGATTTTTAAAAGCATCATCTTTGAAGTAATAATTGTTGAAAGTATACCTGTGTGCATGGGCGACCTTTCTTCCATTCATAGGATACGTGAACCCACCCTCTGACGCTCTAAACCAATGGGCTTGCCATGCTTTTTTGTTTACAATTTGAGTGCCGCCGCAGAGCCAGGTTCGTAATGATACTTCGATGCCTACATTACCCCATGATCCTACACCCTCATCAAGAAGTCCGATATAATCATTCCATTCTCGTGTTGTAAACCAACATGATCCCTGGCCGGTCATAACCTCTGGATTTTCAGTTTGAGCTTCGGGCCGTTTCCTATAATCTCGCCAGTAGTAACAATAACAATCAAGCCCGAAATACATAAAATGGGTCTTACCCCTGGGCTTATCCTTCCATTTGTGAACATCAAGCCGTCTCATTTCCGGGATTACAGTCATTTTATCGGAACAACATGCCTTTAATGCTTCATCAAATCCTGGTGATAGTTTCGCATGAGCATCAATCTTCATTATATATTTGCCGGATGATTCTTTAATACCTAGATTATAGGCTGCTCTTTGGCCTATTGATTTTTCAAGCTGAATAACTTTTACTCTCGCATCATTTGATACAACAGGTGGTTCCTGACCTGGCCCATCAACAACAGCAATTACTTCAATATCTCCTGTGGCCGATTGCAAAACACTATCAACCGTTTGTTGAAAGTATGGTTCAGACCGTCCAGGAATTATGACTGAAACTTTATCCATTTATTATTGCGTAACCCATTACAACACTATGAATGCCGCCCATCGTGATAATCGGTAAAGCACCCATCGTGCCGCCAGATGGTGATGCACTCTCAGAGGCCGATTCGCTGGCACTCTCAGAGGCACTTGGACTAACAGATGGACTCTCAGAGGCTGATTCACTGGCTGATTCTGAGGCCGATGGACTGATAGATGGCGACTCGCTGGGTGATTCAGAGGCCGAGGCTGAGGGGCTACCGCTTGCACTCTCCGAGGCACTGGCTGAAGGGCTGCCACTGGCTGACTC